GGGATTATATAGCTTGTTCATACCTATGGAATGGAATTACGAAGGATACATCGATTCTTATGGGTTACCTGTCTTTGAGACACCCAAAAAACCCAAAAAAGGACCAGATGGTTTCCCGATTGAAATTGGTGTTATCGAACACTGGGAAAATGAAGTAGATGGCCTTAAGGATGATCCTGACGCGCTTAATGAACTATATAGACAGTTTCCACGTACAGAAAAACATGCTTTTAGAGATGAGACTAAACAATCTTTATTTAATTTAACAAAAATATACGAACAAATAGATTATAACGAAGATTTAAAACACTCAAACACAGTTACACAAGGTAATTTTCAATGGGAAGGTGGGATTAAAGATACAAGCGTTATGTTTGTTCCAAGCAAACAAGGTAGGTTTTTTGTTTCTTGGGTGCCAAATGTTAGTCAACAAAACAGAGTTCTTGTAAAAAATGGTAGAAAGTTTCCAGGAAATGAACACATGGGTGCTTTTGGGTGTGACAGTTACGATATATCAGGAACTGTAGACGGTAGAGGTTCTAAAGGTTCATTACATGGTTTAACTAAGTTTAGCATGGAAGATGCTCCACCTAATTTATTTTTTTTAGAATATATAGCTAGACCACAAACTGCTGAAATGTTTTTTGAAGATGTACTTATGGCTTGTGTTTTTTATGGTATGCCTATACTTGCAGAAAATAATAAACCAAGACTATTGTATCATTTTAAAAGAAGAGGTTACAGAGGTTATTCTATGAACCGACCAGATAAAACAATGCACAAATTATCTGTAACTGAAAAAGAAATAGGTGGTATACCTAATTCGAGTGAAGATGTAAAACAAGCCCATGCTGCGGCTATTGAAGCTTATATTGAAATGTTTGTTGGCTACAACAATGAACAGTATGGAACGATGTATTTTCAAAGAACATTAGAAGACTGGGCAGCATTTGATATAAACAATAGAACAAAACACGATGCATCTATAAGCTCTGGTTTAGCTATCATGGCTTGTAATAAAAACAAATATAGACCCATACCTGAAACTGTAAGACAACCTGTTAATTTAAGTTTTGCAAAATATAATAACAAAGGTAGAGAATCAAAAATAATTAATTAGATGAAATTAAACACTGGTGTTAATAGTGCGTTTCCTGATCAGATGGTATCTGAAGAGGAAAAGAGAAGTTTAGAATATGGGTTATTAGTAGGACAAGCCATTGAGTATGAATGGTTTAGAGGTGGTAGAGTTAATGGTAGTAGATGGAATACAGGTTACCAAAATTTTCATAATCTTAGGTTATATGCTAGAGGAGAGCAAAACGTACAAAAATATAAAGATGAATTATCTATAAATGGTGATTTATCTTATTTAAATTTAGACTGGAAGCCAGTACCTATTATACCTAAATTTGTAGATATAGTAGTAAATGGTATTGCATCTAAAAATTATGATATAAAAGCTTTTTCACAAGATCCTTTTGCTTTAAAACAAAGAACTCAATATGCAACTAACATAGTTAGAGATATGTACTCTCAAGATTTGTTAGAAACAGCAAAGCAAAATACTGGTCAAGACTTTTCACAATCAAATATTCCAGCTGTAGATCTTCCAAGAACTAAAGAAGAATTAGAATTGCATATGCAATTAAGCTATAAACAAAGTATAGAAATAGCTGAAGAAGAAGTTATAAACAATGTTTTAGCTAATAATAAATATCATTTAACTAAAAAAAGAGTTATTGAAGATATTACAACAATAGGTATAGGATCTGTAAAAACAAATTTTACTAAATCTAATGGTGTTTTAGTAGAGTATGTTGATCCTGCTAATTTAGTATATTCTTATACTAATGATCCTAATTTTGAAGACATATATTATATAGGTGAAATAAAGTCAATGACTTTAGCTGAAATTAAAAAAAGGTTTCCATATTTAACTGATCAAGAGTTAGAAAAAATGGTTAAATATCCAGGTAGAGATGGTTATATAGCTAATCCTAATTACGATAATGATTTAGTTCAAATATTATTTTTTGAATATAAAACATTTATTGATCAAGTTTTTAAAATAAAACAAACTGATACCGGTTTAGAAAAAACTTTAGAAAAACCAGATACTTTTAACCCTCCACCTAGCGATAACTTTAATAGGGTTTCAAGATCTATAGAGGTTTTATTTAGTGGAGCTAAAGTAATGGGTGTACCTCAAATGTTAGAATGGAAATTAGCTGAAAACATGACAAGACCAGTTTCTGACACAACAAAGGTTAATATGAACTATACTATATGTGCGCCTAATTTATATCAAGGTCGTATAGAGTCTCTTGTTAGTAGAATAACTGGTTTTGCCGATATGATACAATTAACATCGTTAAAATTACAACAAGTAATTCAACGTATGGTTCCAGATGGTGTTTTTGTAGATGTAGATGGTTTAGCAGAGGTGGATTTAGGTAATGGAACTAATTACAATCCACAAGAGGCTTTAAATATGTACTTTCAAACTGGTAGTATAGTTGGAAGAAGTTTAACACAAGATGGTGATCCTAATAGAGGTAAGGTACCTATACAAGAATTACAAACCTCCAGTGCAAACGGAAAAATAGCATCACTTGTAAATACATATCAGTATTATTTACAGATGATAAGAGACGTAACAGGTCTTAATGAAGCGCGAGACGGCAGTTTACCAGACAAGGACGCTTTAGTCGGATTGCAAAAAATGGCTGCCAATGCTTCTAACATAGCTACAAAACATATTTTAGATGCTAGCTTATATTTAACTTTAAGAGCTTGTGAAAATGTTTCATTAAGAATAGCTGATGCTTTAATGTTTCCATTAACAGCCAACTCTTTAAAAGAAAGTATATCTGTTTTTAATGTTCAAACATTAAAAGAAATAGATTCTTTAAATCTTCATGATTTTGGTATATTTTTAGAACTAGAACCTGATGATGAAGAAAAAGCACAGTTAGAACAAAATATTCAAATAGCATTACAAAATCAAGGTATTGATTTGGAAGATGCTATAGATATTAGACAAATAAAAAATCTTAAGTTAGCAAATCAAATGCTTAAGCTTAAAAGAAAGCAAAAGCAAGAAAGAGATCAAGCTAATCAACAACAAATGATTCAAGCTCAAGCACAGGCTAATATGCAACAGTCTGAACAAGCGGCTATGAATGAAGTTGAAAAACAACAAGCTTTAGCACAAACTTCAATACAAATTGAACAAGCTAAATCTCAATTTGAAATACAAAGAATGGAGCAAGAAGCATTAATTAAAAAACAATTAATGGCTGAAGAGTTTAATTATCAGTTACAATTAGCACAAGCTAAAATTAACACCGATAGACAAAAAGAACAATTTATAGAAGATCGTAAAGATAAAAGAACAAAAATACAAGCAACGCAACAATCTAAAATGATTGAGCAACGTCAAAATGACTTGTTACCTACAGATTTTGAATCAGCAGGTATGGATAATTTAGGCGGATTTGGTTTAGAGCAGTTTGAACCGCAATAAACTATTTATTAATTTTTATTATATTATATTATGTCAGAACAAGTAAAAGAAGAAGGCACGTTTAAAATTAAACGTAAACCTAAACAATTGGTAAAAGACGATGTTATTAAAGTCGATTTATCAAAACCTAAAACAGAAGAAACAGATGCCATTCAAGTCGGAGAAACAAAGAAGGTGGTTGTGGGCGAACAAACCGGAAATAGCCCTAAAGTGGACGAACAAGTATCAGAGCCCAGCCCGATTTCTGAAGTTGAAGAAGAAGTAAAACCTATAGAAGAGGTCGTTGAAGAAGAAATAGTAGAATTAGGGGAAAAAATTGAAGAAAAAGTTATTGCTCCAACTCCAGAAGAGGCAAGAGAAATAGCTAAGCTACCAGAAAACATTGAAAAAGTCGTAGACTTTATGAAAGAAACTGGTGGAACATTAGAAGATTATGTAAGATTAAATGCAGATTATTCTAACGTAGACAACGATACTCTATTAAGAGAGTATTACAAACAAGCCAAATCACACTTAGATTCAAGTGAAATTAATTTCATGATTGAAGATAATTTTTCATATGATGAAGAAGTGGACGAGGAACGTGAGATTCGTAAAAAGAAACTTGCGTATAAAGAAGAGGTTGCTAAAGCCCGAAAGCATTTAGATGGTTTAAAAAGTAAATATTACGAGGAAATCAAGTTGAGACCTGGTATTACACGAGACCAACAAAAAGCTATGGACTTTTTCAATCGCTATAATGAAGAGCAAAACACAGCTCAACAACAACATGAGGCTTTTAAAGCTAATACTAAAGAGTATTTCACTAATGATTTCAAAGGTTTTGATATTAATGTTGGTGAAAAAAAATTTAGATACGGTGTTAAAAATCCAAGTGAAGTTGCAACTAAACAATCGAATATTGCAAACACAATTAAGAAGTTCTTAGATGACAAAGGTAATGTAAAAGATGTTAAAGGTTATCATAAAGCTATGTATGCCGCTGAAAACGTTGACAAGATAGCACAACATTTTTATGAGCAAGGTAAATCCGATGCTACTAAAGATCTTGTTGCTAAATCTAAAAACATATCCGAAGATGTTAGGCCATCGCCTACCGGAGACGTATTTGTTGGTGGATTAAAAGTTAAATCGATCAGTGGTCTTGATTCTTCAAAACTGAAGATTAAAACAAGAAAATTTAACTAAAAACAAAATTAATTATTATGGGACAAATTACTCCTGTGTTTGGAAGTATAATACCTTCTCAACAACAATTAGCGCTACAAAACAATTATTTAGCGTTTAATACTGGTGGTGCAAACGACTTTGTACAACAGTACCTACCTGAAGTATATGAAGCTGAGGTAGAAAGATATGGAAACAGAACTTTAAATGGTTTCCTTAGAATGGTTGGCGCTGAAATGCCAATGACATCTGATCAAGTAATTTGGTCAGAACAAAATAGATTACACGTTTCTTATAACAATGTAAATCAAACTGGTGGTGCAGGTGTTGCACAATTAGAATTTGCTTTAGGTGGTAACCCAGCTGTATCAAATGCTATTTTTCCAAATGATACAATCGTTGTAATGAACCCATCTACTGGTGTTACACTAAAAGGTGTGGTATCTACTAGTTTACCAGGTGGTATTGGACAAAGAGTTATTGCTTATCCATTTACTGCAGCTAACTGGGATGCTTTAGGAGTTGGAGCTACAAACCTTAAAATGTTTGTTTACGGTTCTATCTTTGCTAAAGGATCTGTTGGACCTGTAGACAATGGTTTAGCCGCTGGTTCTTACAAATCTATTCAACCTTCATTTACTCAATATTCTAACAATCCTATTATCATAAAAGATTCATTCCAAATTAATGGTTCTGATATGGCACAGATTGGATGGGTAGAAGTTGCTACAGAAGATGGTACATCAGGATACTTATGGTATCTAAAGTCTGAGTCTGAAACAAGACTAAGATTTGATGACTACTTAGAAATGGCAATGGTTGAAGGTGAATTAGCTACTGGAGCTGGTGGACAAAGTTTTGCTGCTCAACAAGCTAACATCCAAGGATTTGGTGGTGGTATCAACGCTTATGGATCTGAAGGTCTTTTTGCTGCTATTCAATCAAGAGGTAACATACTATCTGGATTTTCTGGAGGTACTGGTATTTCTGATTTTGATCAAGTACTTAAAAACCTAGATACTCAAGGAGCTATCGAAGAAAACATGCTTTTCTTAAATAGAGGTCTTGATTTAGATTTTGATGATATGCTAGGGCAAATCTCTGCTGGACAATCTGGTGGTACTGCTTATGGTTTATTTGAAAACTCTGAAGATATGGCACTTAATTTAGGTTTCTCTGGTTTTAGAAGAGGTTCTTATGACTTCTACAAAACTAGCTGGAAATACTTAAACGATGCTTCTACAAGAGGTGGAGTTGCAGTAAGTGGAATAGAAGGTGTATTAATACCTGCTGGAACATCAACTGTGTATGACCAACAATTAGGTACTAACATAAGAAGACCATTCTTACACGTTAGATATAGAGCTTCTCAAACTGAAGACAGAAGATACAAAAACTGGATCACAGGATCTGCTGGTGGTGCTTACACTACTAACTTAGACGCGATGCAAGTTAACTGGTTATCTGAAAGATGTTTGGTTACTCAAGCTGCGAATAATTTCGTATTATTCCAACAATAAGATTGCGGTAGTACTTACCCTCGTTAAACTAACGGGGGTAACTATTACTTTTATTAATTATATTATATTATATCATGTCAAAAACTAAAGAAATACAACCCCTAAAATGGGAGATAAAAGATAGAAGATACTATCTATTAAACGAAAGAGAACCGTTAACATATACTTTAAATTCTAGAAACACTAGTAGACATCCATTATTATGGTTTGACGAAAAAACAGGGGAGCAAAAAGAATTAAGATATGCAACAAATCAAAATTCACCGTTTGTTAGTGAACAAAAAGGTGAAGTAACGCTAGGACACATTGTATTTGAAGATGGAGTTTTAGCTGTTCCAAAAGAAAAACAAAATTTACAAAAACTACTTTCATTATATCATCCAAAGAAAAATACTATATATACCGAATGGGAAGCAGAAGTAGTAGCGGAAGATGAATTAGAAGATATTAACGTAGAATTAGACGCAATGCTTGCAGCAAAAGAAATGGATATAGACCATGCAGAAGCTGTATTAAGAGTTGAAATAGGATCAAAAGTTTCTTCGTTAAGTTCTAAAGAATTAAGAAGAGATTTATTACTTATGGCAAGAAAAAATCCAACTGCTTTTTTAGCTATAGCTAGTGATGAAAACGTAGGTTTAAGAAACGTAGGTATTAGAGCTGAAGAACAAGGCATAATTAAAATATCTCAAGATCAAAGAACTTTTCATTGGGGATCTAATGATAGAAAACTAATGACTATACCTTTTGATGAAAACCCTTATTCTGCATTAGCAGCTTGGTTTAAAACTGATGAAGGTGTTGAAGTTTTTAAAACAATTCAGAAAAAGTTACAATAATATGTAACTATAATATAGTGAAGGGTCACTTAAAATGTGGCCCTAATCACTATTAACTAAAATATTAAAATGGCAATAAACGTAAATACTGTATATCAAACCGTTTTATTAATACTAAACAAAGAACAGAGAGGTTATATGACACCTGTTGAGTTTAATAAAACAGGTGCTCAAGCTCAACTGGAAATATTTGAAACATATTTCGATAGTTTAAATCAGCAGATACGTATTCCACAAACAGATACAGATTACGCAGATAGAGTGGCTAATCTTGATGAAAAAATCTCTATATTTAAAGAATTTGGAAACGCTACATCAATATCTTCAAGTAACGTTTTTAATTTACCACAACAATTTTCTGGTTCAGGACCAATAGCAACAACTACT